TTCTAGGCTAGGAAACCTTGTTTGTAATTGTCTACCCAAATCTTTGGCTATTTGTTGGAAATTTGCACTCATATCAATATTTATTAGAAACTGCTAGAAACAAATATAGGTAATGGTGCTTCAAAATCTTCTTCTGTGTGTACACCACTAAGACTTTCAAATACTCTTGGGTCCCAATCAGCTACTAAAGTACTCATTCTAACCATTAGTAATAAGGCACTAACTAAGTCATCATGATCACCGCTTTTTGCTTTGAAGGTAAATCCAGCGGCAATAAAGCTTTTTAACTCACTGATTAAGCTTTTACTATTGATTTCCATCTGACCTGTTTCAATTAAATGCTTTAACCTAGCACAGGCTGATATTTTACTACTATGTGTGGTATTAAATCCCTTACGAAACTTACGTATATGTCCTTTTCGTATAGGTTCTGATATCATTAACCCGCCAAATTGCTCTTCACCAAGGTCTTTGATCACTACTAATCCTGCTTCACCTACAGTATTATTTTCTATACTCCAATAGATGTTGTTAGAACTTCCACCCATCTCGTTACTGAGGTATTGTAGTATGTCTTTTAGGATTTTAATTTGCCCTTGAATAGGTGTGGTATTATGATGCCACTCTGCCACTTGTTTAAATGTGGGCAATTCAAACACTTCTATAGCACTATAGTTTCCGCCTGTACCTAAACTGGGGTCTAAACTAACTAGATATATGTTATCTGGATCAAGTTTGCTATACCATCTAGTTTGACCCATTTTAAATATAGGATCACGACCAGTTAGCTCGCTTAATCTAATACTGTTAACTAGTGTTTCATCATAGATCAAGAACTCGCAGCCGTATTCACGTCGAAATCTCTCTTCCCCAATTCTACTTTGTTCTTGTGCAGCCCACTCATCGTCTCTATCTGGATGTTCATCCCAACGACATGTGAATGGAAAGAAGCCATTCATTCCTAATTCTTGTTCATTGCCAAATTCATCGTAGTTATTATTGGCTTCTTTCCAAATAGTAGCAAAGGTATCCTCATCACTATTAGGTGTACTAGTAATAATTGCCTTACCACCAGTTGCTAATGTGGGAGAAATTGATGTCCAAAATTCATCAGCCATATTTAAGGGAACGAAAGCAAACTCATCACAGTATAATAAGGAAATACTCATACCACGACCAGTATTGCCTGTAGTAGTTGTGGACACAATACGTGATCCATTGTCAAATTCCACACTGCCTTTGTTATAATTGATCACACCAGAACGAATAAAATCAGGACAAAGTTCATATGCATAACGAATACGCTGCATGATCTCTGATGCTCCTGCCTGTTTGTGAGCAGAAATTAGTATAGTTTGATCTGGGTGGAACATTGCATACCAAAGTAAGTACCCACTCGCACAGGTGGTCTTGCCCATCTGTCTAGGCAACATATTTACAGTAAATCTATGATTATGGTATGCGTGTAATAGTCTTATTTGGTATTCAAAAGGCTCAAATAACAACTTACCCCTAACTGGGTGCTGTATATAAAAGAAATTAGTACAAAAATGTAGGTACCCAAGATCTGGATCACTACATTTTAGTAAATCCTCTACCTGCTGTTCAGTATACTTTTCTTTCTTATAAGCTTTCTTGGTAAGTACACCATCCAGAGACTTGGCCATTATCTTCCTTTAACTTCGGTATACAGATTTTTTAACTTATGTTTTAGAGTTTCATGCATAGGCATACTCATTGGGTTATCACCACCACGATAATTATGCTTAATTGACTTCTTAGGCTTGTTTAAATCATTACCTGCTGGTACTGCTGCTGACATACTGGCATATTCCTCATCAGGGCTATTAGCATATTCGTCTATTTCTAGTTCTATTTCATCAGCATCGCCATGATCATGACCCATATTGCGATCCATATCACCCATATCTCGGTCCATATCATCCATGTCTCGATCCATATCATGCTTAGGCTCTGAAACTGCTACAACTGCACCTGCTGGACTACTCATTGCCCCGTCTGGAGCATCGTCCCCATTGCCTTTTAGTACATTTAATAAATTACGAATGCCTTCTGGACCTGTGGCATTCATGCTGACATTCATTGTAATTGGTGGATGATTATCGCCACCCATCATGCTCATCCCGCTAATTGATGGCATAATACCACATTCTTCAACGGGTTGATTGGACTCTTTTAAAATCTGCTTATTTTGATCTAAGTCTGATATGGTCTGTAGCAATTTTTTGAAATCCATTATTCTGTCCTGTTGATTGAACTTAACACACTCTTTAAGAATTGTGACTGTTCCATATTATGTGCTTTTTCTGTAGGAGCATTTTTAGCCAATAATTGATCATTAACGCCTTTATATTGCTCACCTCTATGACGATCTTTACCTAAACTCTTTATAAAACTTAATTTGGCCTTTTCGCCTGCCATTGCTTGGTTATTTAACTTTTCATAAGGCTTGTTTAAAACAGCTTCACCTTTGGTACCTACTCTACTATAACTTTCAATATTAAGTTCTATTTCTTCTTGCTCTTTTAAAGTTCTAACTCTTAAATGAACAGGATTAATTTTTAGTTTTTCTGACAAATAAATTGATAGTTCATGACTAGTCACTGGGTAGCCACACGTAATATCATAAAGATTAACATGAACATTTTTAAGTTCAGGGAAATCTAAAGGAGTTTCAGTAATAGGTGTACGCATGGTTTTAGTTACACCAGTACACTCAAACTTAGAAAGAACCATTTTCATGTTCTCTTCAATTTTGTCATCAACGTCGCCTGCAATTTTAACCTTAAATTCATAGGTTTTAATGCTTTCTATTAGGTATTCCTTATATATGCTCATAGTCTTTCCAATATGCTATATTTATTTAATATTTTTAAGTTTTTCCAACAGGCTGTTTCTATCAGCCACAATATAACCATTCCCTGGAATATCTAACCCTTTAGTATTATCTGAATTGGCTTCTTGATCAATTTTTTGTTTCTTCAACTGTAGTTCAATCATTTTAAGCTTTTTATCTATTTTTGCTGCCTTAGCATCAATAGCATTTTTAAGCATAGTGCCAGCAACTTCAAAAATGCGTCCACTATATCTTGCTTCCACATTCATGCCTAAATCCATAAGATCATCATAGGCATTAGTAGCACGATCAGCTAAGGCATCAAATTCTTTGTCACTTATGTCACCTAGACCTTTGACCTGAGGCAATGCTGCTGTGATTTTATCAAACTCTTCCATGTCTCTTAAAAATGCTTCTGGCTTTTCCTTAACTTTGGCATCTTCTTTGACAATTTTTTTATTTTCTGGTAAATTTAATACTTCTTCTAGCTTTTTGGTCATAAGGTATTTATCTTGCTCCGCCTTGGTGGAAAATATCTGTCTCATTTAACACACGAAACTTCAACCCATGACCTTTACACCATGCTGTGGCTGCGGCCCATTTATGTTGATTAACAACAAATTGTGCTTGCCTAGCTGTATTACGCCCTACTTTTTCTAAAAGTTGCTGATTTTGTGGTTTTATTTCAATAACTTCTGAAAGTAGATTATTATTTTTATCTAAGTATTGTATGAAAAAATCCGGCACATATACTGTGACACGTTTGGTTATGGGATTTTGATAGGGTATTTTTATACTTTCACTGGCCCATTTCTGTATACTAGCATGACTATCACAAAAATTCATAAAGGCAAATTCCCAACTACTACGATATGTTGGGCTTTTTACACCTATATATTTTTCTGGAAACTTAGGTGTAAATTTACCTTTAGCAAACTTACTCATACCAATATATTACGATTCTCAAAAGTATCACTGTCATTGCTAATTTTATAACCTAATACACTAGTTTGAACTCTATAGTAATTTAATACTTCTGTGACTACTTGACTTAATTGACTGTCATTGAGTCCTTTAAGATTATCCAGTAATTCAAAAATATTAACTCCGTCCAATTTAGCTTGATTTAATAATACAATACCTGTGCTACGGGCAGCTTGTTCACCAAAACCCTTTTTAATAAAAAATCCTAATACAGCATCAATTTGATTACTGGGAAAAGTAATCTGACCTAAAAAAAACTTATCAAAAAAAGTTCTAACTTCTTGATTATTTGTCGAATTATCTAAGGGTAAATTACTCATAATAAATTTATGGAAAATCTGGAGGGGTTGCTTTAGTACTGTTAACTACTGATTTAGATGGAAATATAGTATCCTTAATACCGCTAA